AAGGATGAGCCAGTAGAAAACTGAATACCTTTACCAGACTGGTAACGGAAATAACGGCGAGTTTGACGAATCAACTGTTGATTAGGCGCTCCACCACCAGCGGTAAATGCTACACCACCGTCAAAAGTACGAGGCTCCACATAACCAGCAGGACGGGCATAGAGCGTAGTAGTGTTAGCCACGTTGGTAATAGCCGCCGCTGTTACTGTTCCGTTAGTATTTACAAAAGTAAATGAGTTAGCCGATGGAACTGTTGCAACAACAAATGCACCATTGATAGATGTTCCTGTGCTAGTTGTACCTTTGATATAAATCAAACTGTCTTTTTGCAAACCGTGAGCGCCAGTTGTTGTACAAGTTACAGTAGCTGTACCGTCTGTTACAAACGCTGTTGTTCCAGTTAAGCTAATACCGCAGTTTGAATAAAAATAACCTACGTACACATAAGTGCCAGTTGCGCTATATTTTTCCCCTGCTGCTGGAGCAGTAGTAGGAATAACTGTAAATGTTGTACTAGCAGATACGCCAGCAAGAGTCATCCACCATCCATTTGCATACGCATCAGTTGCGTTTTGTATAAAGATTGGAGTCTGTGCTGCAATCGTAACTGCCGCCGCAGTAGTAATTGTTAATGTTGTTGTGCCTGTAATACTTGTAACATTCAAAGGCTGTTGCTGAATATTGTATACGCTTTGTCTATTGTTTTGAAGCGCAATAGATTCCCACTTGGTAGGTTGCGTACCATATTCAAAGTCGGTATCAATCAACGCCTGTGGTTGAGATACACGAAATTTTCCCACTGGGTCTTGTGCTCCCGGCGCAGGAGTAAAGTACGGCGTTGCCGCACCCGAAACACTAGTGCCTTGAATAGGAAGCGATTTGTTTGTTGCCGAATCTACGACGGTCCATCCACCTGACATATTAAACTCCTTAAAGCCAAAGAAGGGGGCCGAAGCCCCCACTTAATTAATCGAAGTTAGCGTATGGGTAAGTTGTGGAGTTACCAATGCTAGGGTCAGGTTGGGTATAGACAACTTGAATACCATATTTACCAGCAGTAAATGGTGCAGCACCGTCTGCGCCTGATACATTGGTTGCCAATGTAATAACAACCTGAGAAATCAAAGAACCATTGGGGTCTGTATTAGCACCTGTGGGGTTAGTGATGTCGCCTGTTGTACCAGCAAACAAGTTGTTCAACTGAGTGGCACTGAAAGCAGTGGTCAAACTCTGACGGCCTGCGCTAAACGTAGTGCTTGATGTTCCAAGGGCTGCATAACGGGCTGTACCACCTGAAGCTGTAAAGCCGTTGCTCACCAAAACTTCCATGCCGGTAACAGTACCAGTGGTTAAAGTTTGGAGGGCTTGTACATCAACAATAACATTACGAATCAATGAACCGTAAGGCAAATAAAGAACTGCGCCGCGATAAAGAATCGTTGCTGTGTCAGCAGTGATTGTCGCTGCTACGGGTGGATACACAGTAGATGATGCTGTGTAAACAGTTGCGTTAGTGTTAGCGACGTTGTTTGACGAAACAAACACTCGGTTAGCACCAGCATAGTTTGCTGTGTAATTACCTGTGTTGGTCAAATCAAGAACGACTGACTGTGTTAGGACCGAGTAACCTACGTTACGAAGAGGGCCAAAACGGTTGTTGCCCTGTAGGACTGGGCCTTCAAATGTGGAACGTGCCATGACAAACTTCCTTATGCAAAAGAACTCTTACCAATCGTTGCATCGTCTGCTGGGGCAGTGGAGGTAAGAGCAATCACCCAGATGTGGAGAATATACACTATTTTGCAGGTGTGTCAATCAATTTATTAATTTCTTAAAGACTTAGTAACAGGTAATTTTTATTGTTTGTGGTTCGACACAGGTAATGCAATATAAGCATACGCGAAAAAGAAAAAGGCCCCTTGTGGGGGCCTTCTTTAGTACTTTTAGTTCTTGTTTTAGAAAGAACCAGAAGAACCAAAGACTCCAAGAGGGTCTGACCAGCCAAAGCTGTAACGCTCACGAGCCTTATAACGTACGTTGCCGGTATCAAAATCACCGTCCATTGAGTTTTGCAATGGTGTACGAACAAACATCTTCAAACCGTTAGGTACGTCAGTTGTCAAGAACCAAGCATTTGTGTCTGTCAAATAGTGGTTAACGGTGTACCCTTCGGGGATAGCGCCGTTATTCTTGATAGCGTTAATGTCGTTGTTGTTTGTACCAACGCGCAAACTTGTTTCCAAGAGGCGGGTAGCAACGAACATCAATGCAGGTGGGATTACCAGCTTTTTAGGCTTGGCGGCGATTAACAATCCACGCTCGTCTGTCCAAGCAGCGATTGCAATAACGGCGGCTTCCAAAGAAGTCTCGTTAAGGTCGGCTTGAGTAGAAGGAGTGTTTGCGTTAACACCACCGTTAACCAAGGGATGGGAAGCGCTAAACAGAGCAACGCCGTCACCGCCAGCATAAGCAGCAGAGAAGCCATTGTTCAAAGTAGCAGCAGCTTTAATCTGCTTGGTGTATGCCATAGCACGAGCCAAACCTTTGGTATAGCGGGCTGACAAAGAATCGTAGAGGTTATCTTCGATAGCTTCTTCAGTAATCGCAAAGCCCAAGGCGATGGTTTCGTGGTTGTAGCGGGTAGTCCATGCCTCTTGAGCATTGTCATAAGCGATGGCAGAACCCTCGTTTTTGACAGGAGCGGCAGAGAAGCCTGACAGCTTGGTCTCTTCTTCAAAGCTACGCTCTGAAGTTTCGATTTCGTACAGCTCTTTATGCTCTTCGCCGTAGCGTGCATACTCTAAACCGAACAAAGCGTTAAGACCCGGAAGGAGTTCCTTCAATAGTTGTGCGCGTGAAATAGCCATTTAAGTTACTCCTTAAGCTGTTTGAGTACCAAGAGCAGTGTAATACGAGTGCGTAGCGAAGTTAATCTTGCAAAGAACTTCTTGGTACTGCGTAAACACCATCGTGGATGCGGTTGGAATAACGGTAGCTGTAGCGGCGACTCCGCCAGCATTAACTACCCCGTATTGGGCATTAACAACAACTGAAGTTGCGCCAGCAGTTGTGACCGCCGTAGAAACGTAGTTTGCTGTACCAACAAATTGACCATTGGATGCCAAGAAACCAACATCTGTACCCACGGGGAGTGGTTGCAATGTGTTGTTGGTAGCCGACAAAGTCAAAGTTGTTGTGCCTGAAGACCATGTTGCTGTTCCCAAAGGAATAGCGGTCTCTTGAACCACGTCAATAATTTTAACGGGTAAAGCAGCAGTTGTAGCAGCAGAAGATGCCAAAATGCCGTTTGACGAGTTACCAGTATTGACGTTACCAGCCAAGTTAGAGATAGCCATGTTTAGACCAATCATGGAACGTGAAGCAGAACCAATAACGATTCCGCCTTGCGTAGTCACGACAGCAGCCTTGAACACTGTATCTGGGTCGTCGGTTACGATGGCGTATCCGTCTCCAGCTAAAGTAGAAGCAGGCCAGTACTGGCTAAAACGTTTTTGCTTGGACACCGGGTCTGTATAAGAACAGCCCAAGAAAATGCCTACGAAACCTTCTCCAGCCGCACCAGTGGAGGCAGAGCCACCAGTAGTAACTGCTAAACGGGTAACGAAGCCGCGTGTAATAGAAACAATATCGCCATAAAAAATGTTGGTGGCATAGCCGTATTGCACGGGGTAGTTACGAGTAGAACCCGAAAATACCTGTCCACCAATCAAGTTTACCGGCTTCAGTCCGTAAGGACCGCTAATCGTCGGAAAAGCCATTTGAGACTCCTTGTTAAATTAAGAACCAGAACCAAAAGTAACCTTCGAGCTACTCTCTTTAAAGAGTGGCATTCTTGGGTCGCTTTCTCTCATCAAATTGTTATCTACAGCGTCCATCTGGGCTTTGTTTTGGTTAGCAAAATATGCTCCCCGCTGTTTCAAAAACTCAGTTGGAATTTTGCAAAGCAACAATCCACCCACCTCGATGTTCCCTTTTAGAGGACCGTCAGTGGCTGCGTGCATCATCAATTCAGGATACTCCTCCGCTTTACAGGGTTCATATCCTTCGCGTAGCTTAGAAGAACGATTTTGAGGGTCGGCTTGTCCCATCATGCTGATGCGTACCCAACGGTGCGTCCAGCCCTCTCGTGGTTCGGGTGATGGTAAAGTTTCCGGGGGTTTCCATGCTGCTACTCTCTGAGTAACTGCGCGGGTATCCAGTTCACGGGCAAGGCGATTTTGCGCCTTCTCTTTTACTTGTTCCATCATATTTCCCTTCTAAGTTTGGCAACCTGTTTCGCATATTCTTCCATTGGCACCCCAAGGCGACGCGCAATGGCGGCTTCGGAAGCTTTTAGTTTTATACGATTAGGTGAGGTGCTACGTGTAGCAGGAGCTACAACAGCAGCAGGTTTTGCGGCACGGCGTGGAGATTCGTCATCTTCATCCGGTTCTGACGTTCTTTTTGGAGGCAGTTCGTCTTCCTCTTGGCTCTGAGCGTCTTCAAACTGCTCAGGAAATCTTCGGCGCATTGTTTTATCAATGGTTTTAAAGTACTCTTCAGTACCTATGTAATCCGGACCATACTGCTTTTGTAACTTTCTGTCAAGCCCCATAGCAGATGCCGTCATTTCTTCGTCTACTCCCCACCAATCACTGTTGTTTTCTACCCAACGCTGAGTGCGCTGATTAAGTTTTGGTTTCTCAGCTTGAGGTGGTTGAAATTCTCTTTCTTCGACTTCGATGGGCCTCATGTCTGAAGTTTTATCTAGTCTTAAAGTAGCCTTTGCTATTTCTGCTTGGGCTTCTGTGATTGCGTCTATATCACCTTGCTCGTAAGCTTCTTTGTATTTACGTTTGGCGTTCTCTAATTCACCTTGTGCAGATGACTGAGACTGCTCAATATACATTTTGCTACCGCTTGCAAGTTGCTGTTGGAGGCGTTTATTCTCCTCATACACTTGCTTGGCAAAGGTTTCCGCCGCTTCGCGCTCGCGTAGGGCTTCTTCTTTGGCACGGCGCTCGTCGTGGTTTGCGCGAGTCATGCGTTTAATGC